GAAATCCGCAAGCTGGAGGTTTCGTTAAAACAAATTGAGGCCGAGCGCGACCGCGAAGTTGAGCTTTACAAAATTCAGGTCGACAACCTGACCAAGCTTATGCAGTCGCATGGCATTGCGTCCGACCCTCAAGCAGAGGAAATGAAGCAGCTGGCGCAGCAGCAGCGCGATGAAGAATCCCGCGTGACTGTCGAATATCTCGCGCAGCTCATGGCGAGCAATCAAGCGTTGACCGAGCGCATAGACGAATTGCAGAGCCGCGCTGATCGACCGCGAGTGGTCAAGCGCGACGCGGCGGGATTAATGGTTTCCATCGACGACGCACCTGTCACGCGCGACGCGGCGGGGAGAATCACTCAAATTGGATGAGCAGAAACGCATTTCTGAGCGAGAGCGGGGCGCCCTTGCCGAACAAATTTTGGATAACCCACTGTGGGCCGAGGCTTATGAAATCTTGACCCGCGAGCTGATCGAGGCGTGGCGAGCCACTGTTGCGACGCAGTCTGACGAGCGAGAAAAAATTTACCTCATGTTGATGGCGGTTGATGAAGCATTCCGCCAAATTGAATCGGTTTTCAACACCGGAAAAATGGCAGAGCGCGAAATAGAGGATAAAAGGAATGGCAGAACCACAGGCATCAATTGAACAGCGGATTGCGGCGTCAATGGCGCCCGCAGAGGCGCCGGCAGAGATGCCGGCAGAACAACCCGCAGAAGCGCCGGCAGAGGCGTTGGCTGAAGCGCCGGAGGCCGAGCCAATTGAGGCGGAAGGCCCGGGCGAAGTCGAAGGCGACGACGCTGATGACGACGAGCTGGAAACAGCCGCGTCCGCAGATGAGCCAGACGAGGGCAGTGCCGATTCCCCCGCTGACGCGGAAGTTACGCTGTCGACGCTGTCTGATGCGGCAGGCCACATAGGCGTTGAAATAGGCGATATGTACTCGCTTACAATGCCGGTCACTGGCCCCAACGGCGAACGTATTGAGGTGCCGCTGTCTGAGGCAAAAGACGGCTATCAAAATGCGCAACGCGCTGAGCGTGCGGCGCGAGAGGCGCAGGAATTGCGCGAAACGCTGGAAGCGGAAAAGCAACGACTGGCTGATGAGTTTGAGCGGCAGCAACACGAAGCCGCCAGTTATTTGAATGCGGCCGAACGGCAGTTGATGGCGGATTTTGAACGCATCAATTGGGACGAGTTGCAGGCAAATGACCCGGCGCGATGGGCCGCCCAACGTCAGGCGTTTGCGGAACGCAAACAAGAACTTGCAGGCATTCGCCAAAACGCTGCGCAGGGCTATGACCAGCGCAAAGCGCAAATGGCGGAGGCCCATCAACAGGAGTTGGGTCAGCTGGTTGAGCGAGAGCAAAACGCGATGCTGGCTGCAATTCCAGAATGGAGGAATGAGGAAGTGCGCAACGCTGAGCAGGCGAAAGTGCGCGAGTACTTGTTCGACACGATTGGCTACTTGGGCGACGAGATTGATCAGACGTATGACCATCGTGCTGTTGTGATGGCGCGGAAGGCAATGCTGTTTGATGAGTCTCAGAAGCAGGCGAGTGCCGCGACAAAGAAGGTGGTCAAGATTGGAAAAAACGTGCTGAAGCCCGGCGCAAAACAATCGAAGGCTGAAACAAAGCAGAATCAAGAAAGCGCAATGCGGGCCCGTTTGAGAAAAAGCGGTCACGTTGATGATGCAGCGGCACTGATTCAGCATCGACTAGGAAGATAAAAAACTATGGCCGTTCCAACAGGCACATACCAAGCGCACACGGCCGTTGGCCAGCGCGAGGATTTGGCCGATATCATTTACGATATCTCGCCAATGGACACGCCATTCATGTCGAACGCGACGCGTAACAGCGCGACGCAGGTCAAGCATGAATGGCAGACGGATTCACTTGCAACCGCGGCAGTCAACTCGCAGATTGAAGGCGACGACGCTGCAACCGACACGGCATCTGTAACGAGTCGACTTGCAAACTACTGTATGATTTCGCGCAAGACGCCCCGAGTTTCGGGAACGCTGCGCGCGACTGACACGGCAGGGCGTAAGGACGAGCTGAGTTATCAGATTTCGAAACGCGCGCGCGAGCTGAAACGCGACATGGAAACAGCCCTAACGGGCAATCAGGCAGCAACAGCGGGCTCGTCTGCGAGCGCGCGTGTGCTGGCTGGCCTTGGAGCGTGGATCGCAACCAACCAGACGCTGGTAAGCAACGGCGGCACGGCCCCGACAACGGGCACGGCAACCGCAACCACCAGCGGCGCACCCGGCACGGCATTGGCAACCGGAACCGCAGGCACGCTTCTTGAAGCAGACCTGAAAACGGTGATCAAGTCTTGCTGGGACGAAGGCGGCGACCCGGGCGTCATCATGTCCGGCTCGTTTGCAAAAACCAGCCTGAGCGGATTGAGCGGCATCGGTACTCTGTATCGCGACGCGCAACCGTCAGGCCCGATGAAACCGGGCACGATTATCGGTGCAGCTGATGTCTATGTGTCCGACTTTGGCACACACCAGATTGTGGCAAACAGGTTTCAGCAGGCAACCAACGTGTACGTCCTCGACATGGAATACTGGTGCGTAAGTTACTTGCGCCCGATCCAAACCGAAGACCTCGCGAAGACCGGCGATTCCGAACGTCGCATGATTCTGACCGAGTTCACACTGGAAGCGAAAAACGAAAAGGCAAGTGGGCTTCTGTCTGCTGTGCTGACTTCGTAAACAACGACCTCCACATCACGTGGTTTTTTGGGGCGCCTTCGGGCGCCCCACTTTTTTGGAGCTTTTGAAATGAAAATGAGCTATGGCAAGTCGACCAAAATGAAAAAAACACACTCTGCCGGCAAGCAGATGAAGAACACGGGAACGTATTCCAGCAAGGCAAAAAAAATGCCTGCAAACGCGACGCACAGCAAATCCAGTAAGCGGCACGCATAAATGGCAAAGCGGCTCATTGATTATGACCCGGTTACGCTGACGCAGACATGGCACGACTACGACGTCGCGAGTGACAAGACTGAGATTGTCGAAATTCAAGACGTCGAACATGTGCTGGAGTCAACGAACGCGGCGCGCAATTGGGACGTTGGCGGCGCCAAGGGCCTGAACGCCTATTCGAAAAAAGGCATCAAGGAAGGGTTTTGGCATGTCGCCAGCATTCCAAACAGCGTGCAGCTGAAATGGAAAACCGAGCTGGGGATTGACATCTTCAACAAAGACCACTGGCCGGCGGTCAGGAAATTGTTGAACGACAGCGAATGGGCCTACTTGCGAACGGGCACTGGGCAGGTCTGATGGCAGACGTCGCAACTCACAACGACATCATTTCTGCGCTCGATGGCGGGGATAATGAATTTGCGGCGGTGCTGCTAAAAGATCGATTGTTTCATGAGCCCACAGACCATAAATCGTGGCACCTGTTAGCGCGCTATTTCATCGACATCGAGATGGCGCCATTTGCGTATCCGGTTGCGCAGGCGTGCGTTCAACGCGAGCCCACTTGGCGCAACCTGATGATGCTGGGCGCCGCCGAGGCGGTTTTGCAAATGCCCGATCAAGCGCAGGCCAGTTTTCGCAAAGCGATGAAGCGAATGCCGGCGGACGAGCCAGAAAAACACAAGGCTATCCTGTATCGGCTAATGG